TATGCTCCATATCAAGAGAGGGCCTGGAATAACTTAGGTTGGGATTTGTGTGTAATGGTTACGGATGATGTAGATATAAAAGATTTAAACTTAGACAATCCTAGTACTGTAATTATTAGACTGCCAAACATAGAGAAGCTAAGAACAGAGTCGATAGCTCAGGCTGGTAGGTTATACGCAGCTAATTACTTTGGTGATGATGTAATGCTAATGACTTATGACATGGATTTAATCCCTTTAAGACCTTATTGGAGGCCAAACTCAGCGCATGTAATGGTGTACGGTCACGACTTAACGTGGCACTCATTTTACCCTATGGGCTATATTGCTATGACTGCTAGGAACTGGAAAAGGTACATGAAGCTAGATGGTAGAACTTATGACGAAATGGTAAGAGATGCGGAGGAGTTTAAGCACTTAGCTTATGCTGAGGATTGGGAGAAGTGGTGGAATTGGGATTGGACTATGATAACAGCTAGAATGAAACCCTTTAAAGATAAACTAACTTTTGTGGATAGAGGCCAAGTAAATATAGCTGGAGCCACTTTGGCTAAGGGTAGAGTTGATAGGTTTAATGTAGCTGAAACATCCAAACAAGATGATTTAATAGATTTCCATTGCGAGAATAACAATGTAAAACACCCAGATAAATTAGAACCATTTTTAAATATTTATAACAAATACCATGGCAAAGACTAAAAATAAAATAACCAAAAAGGATTTCGTTCCTACTAATAACGATTTAAGCTACTACCCATTATTACACCTGGCCTTAGAGTCTACTAAGGGGGAGGTGGTCGAGATGGGAATGGGTCACGGCTCCACTCCATTACTTCACGATTATTGCGGAGAAAGAAAAAGAGAGCTGTTTAGTTTTGAGCATAACCAAAGCTGGTTAAATAAGTTTAGCGAACTAAAAAGTGATACCCATACCCATACATTTGTAGAGAATTGGAACATAGTAAAGGATACTAGATTGTATCCAAGCGTGGTATTTATTGACCACGCTCCAGGAGAGAGAAGAAAAGAAGATATAGTAAACTTTAAAGATATTGATGGTATTGTAGTGATACACGATACTGAGCCGGCTGCGGATTATGGTTATCAAATGAGGCAGCATTTTGGTAAGTTTAAGTATGTAGTAGAAGTAAAAACGGAGGGGGCTTGGGCTAGTGCTATGAGTAATACTGTAGATGTTACCAAGTGGAAGGGTAAAAAATATGGTAAATTTATTGTTTCTTAAATAAATTATTTGTATATTTGTAAAAACCCAATAAAATAAGCTATGAGTAAAATTAGACCAATAACCTATAAGCAATATAAGAATAAGGCTAAAAAATATAGGGCTAAACATTTGTATAGGGATTTAAATTTCCAAAGACATATCGCTAAATTTAATGATAAAATAGAGTTTAAAAACTGTGTTGCTATTAATGATATTATAAATGGAGTAAACTCTATTACCGATAAAGAAGAGAGGCGTAAGTATATTATAGATAAGGTGTTTGATAGTATGCAGCAAATGATTATGAATGCAGAAGAGTTTATGTACAATGGAGCAAGGTATAAGCTAGACAGAGGGGGTGTTAGTAGTCCAATATATTACATACTTAAAAAATATTTTTATTGATAAGTAAAGAAACATACCAAGAATACATAAAGTATAGGGATATACTACAAAGGTTTAAAGATACTGGACATTATGTAGGGGGTGCAGATGCTTTATTTAATTTTATGCAAATACCAAAAAAGAATTGCGATACTTGTAAGGCTCAGGCATTAATCGAGGCTCAAACGCAAATAGAACTTTATGAAAGTAAGGATAGTTAAGAGAATATATCAAAATGGGGATGTTGTTTATGCATTACAGAGAAGGGCACTTTTCTTCTTGTGGTTTAATATGTTAAGGATAAAGGGCGGAGATTCTATTTGGTACGAGCTTAAAACACTCTCAGAGGCAAGACAGTATCAAGACTATTTTAATAATAGTATAGTAAAAGAGGACGTGGTAATATGAAAGGAATTTGTAGAGTATGCGAGTTACTAGATAACGACACTAAAGAAAAGAATATTATTTGGTGTAATTTTTGCCAAGCTGCAATGTGTAAACAATGTGAAGCTAACTGGTATAGGAGAGGGTTAGCAGCAATAAAAGAGAAAACTGATAAACTATTAAACAATGACTAAATTTGATATTTACTTGTACAAAATCACTAAATGGCTATTTATAATAGCAATAGGAGTAATAGTATTCTTATTAACTGGATGCTCAAAGGATAAGCCTAATAAAAATCAAACTTATCAAATAGCAGTAACAGGTAATAGCTTTAACTCCCAATGGACAGTAAACGGACAAACTTACTATGGAGGCAATCCTCCAACCTTAACAATAAGAAGTGGAGAGAGTGCAACCTATTATGATGGAGGAGTAAACACTCAAAAGAATGTAAGTGTAATAGTAGATAATAACACAGTATGGAGCTATAACGGAACTGGATTAGCCTCATACACTTATACAGCTAAATAGCATTATGCCAGCACCTAAAGGAAATCTATTCGCAGTAGGAAATACAGGAGGACAGCCTCCTAAATTTAAAAACGCTCAAGAAATATCCCAAAAGATAGCAGAGTATCTAGAGTTTGCTGACTCAAAAAGAAAACCAGACTCATACACAAAAGACGGTAAGGGGATATACACTCTAGAGGGGTGTGCATTGTTTTTAGGATTTGCTAGTGTGCAATCGATGTATGATAATGAGAAAAGGAGTGAAGAGTTTTCTTATGTCATAGGTAGATTTAGACTATTTTTAACAGAGTGGAATGTTCAGAAACTTTATTGGGGTGGTACTTTTGCTGGGGCACAGTTCTGGTTAAGAAACCATGGAGGCTATACAGATGAGGTAACACAAAACCAAAACCAGCGAGTAACTACAATGGAGGTAAGGGTAACCCCTAGTGATGCTAAACTATCGGATAACGAAAAAGATGTAGATGTTTAACACCTCTATACTTTACGAGGCTAATTTTAACGAAACTAAAGATGTAGTAGTAAACCAGGGCGGTTCTAGCTCTGGGAAAACATACTCTCTTATTCAATTACTATTTACTAGGGCGGTCCAAGAGTTCAATATCATAACCATAGTAGGTCAAGATATACCCAACTTAAAGGCTGGAGCATTAAGGGATGCACTAGAAATCTATAACAATTCAGAAATACTACAATCATTTGTAGTTAGTTACAATCGAACCGATAGGATATTTACATTTGACAATGGCTCTATAATGGAGTTTAAATCCTTCAAGAACTCTCAAGACGCTAAGAGTGGTAAGAGGGATTACTTATTTGTAAACGAGGCTAATGGTATTCCGTTCGATGTTTATTTCGAGTTGGAGATGCGGACTAAAAAACAATCGTTTGTAGATTACAATCCTAACCATGAGTTTTGGGTACACGAAAAGCTAATAGGTCAAGACAATGTAAAGCTAATTATCTCAGACCATAGGCATAATCCATTCGTACAACCTAAGATCGCTGAGAAGCTGGAGGCGTTAAGAGATAAAGATATAGAACTGTTTAAGGTTTATGGTAGAGGGCTAACTGGTAAGATTGAGGGGTTAATATTCAGAAACTATAATATAGTGGACGAGATTCCAGAGGATGCAAAGCTAATAGGGTACGGTTTAGATTTCGGGTTTACGAATGACCCTACAGCATGTGTAGCTGTTTATGAGAATGGTGGGGAGTTGTTTGTAGAGGAGTTAATTTATGAGACTGGATTAACCAACCCTCAGATAGCAGACAAGTTTAAGGAATTAGGAATAAGTAGGTCTAAAGAAGTAATAGCGGATAGTGCAGAGCCTAAAAGTATCCAGGAAATATACAACCATAACTGGAATGTAAAGGGGGCTAAGAAAGGAAAGGATAGCATTAAAAGCTCAATCGATATACTAAAGAGGTACACTATTAATATACTTAGAGATAGTACCAATATGACTAAAGAATTAAATACGTACAAGTGGGCTGAGGATAAAGAAGGTAACAAGCTGAATACTCCAGTAGATTTTAACAACCACTTAATTGATGCTTTAAGATACCTAGCATTAAATAAATTAGCTAAAGATAACCATGGAGTGTATCATATTTCTTAGCGGTTGTACATAATCAATTAACTTATATTTATTAGTAGATGGAAACACCAAAGGATTGGAAAGATATAACAGTAGCTCAGTATTACAACTTACTAGAGGCTATTGAAATGGATTTTGATGATGATTTAGATAAGTCGGTAGCGATGCTATCTGCCTTAACTAATATATCAATCAAAGACTTAGAGGAAAAGATACCCATTAGAGAATTAACTAGGGGACTAAAAGAGATAGCATTTATAGGTAAAGGTAAGCCAGAGGTTAATCTAACTCCACGCATTAAGCTGAATGGTAAAAAGTATGAGTTTGATATGATACTAAGGGATAGTGTAGCTGGTAGCTTTATAGATTTAGCAGAGTTAGCTAAGGAGCCTAAACGAAATATGCACAAGGTGCTAGCTATCTTTTTGCATGAGCTAGACTGGAAGGGTTCGAGAAAGCCTAAGACAATAAAAGACCAGATTCAAATGGCTAATATTATAGAGCAAAATTTAACAATGGATTTAGCTTTTGGATATAGCGATTTTTTTTTGAACAGTTGGGAGAGATTACAGCAAGGTACGTTGGATTATTTGGAGAAGCAAAAGAAAAAGAGCCAGAAGATATTGAAGAGGGAATTGATGGAACTCCACAATTCATAAAGCATTGGAACTGGTTTTGGACGTTAGACAATATAAGTAATAACGACCGAACCAAATGGGAGTACTTTTTAGAAATGAATGTAATAGAGTTTTTAAACACTCTAGCATATTATAAGGATAAACAAGATTACATAGCAGAGCAACAAAGAAGGGTAAATGGCAAATTCGGCACTTGATATATTACAGGACTATTCTCAAAAGATGATAGATGCCCTTAAAGATAATCTAAATAAAAAGGATAGGTTTGCTAGTGGAATGTTATCACAAAGCATTACAGCTAATGTAAAGGTGTTTAATCAAGTAGTAGAGATGACTATTTCGATGGAGGATTATTGGAAGTTTGTAGATGAGGGAGTAGATGGCACGGTAGTTAAGTGGGGAAGTCCTTATAAGTTTAAGAAAAAGAACCTAAACCAAAAAGCTATGTTAAAGCATATAGCTAATAGAGGGTTAAGGGTAACAGCTAAAAAAGGTGTGAGTAAGGAAAACGCTAGAAAGGGGTTAGCATTTGTTTTAGGCAGGAGCATAGCAAAGAAAGGGATTAAACCTACCCATTTTGCAAGTGAAGTATTCGAGGGGGATTTGATGGAGGATTTAAGTAATGATTTAGCAGAGGCTCTAGGTAGAGATATATTAATAGATATAACAGTAGATTAATGGCAATAACAATAGGTAAGGAGCCGTATAATGGTGATGGTCATGTACCAGGCTATAACGACATAAAGTACTTAGTAAGCTCCACTAAATCGAGTGAGGATAACTTTAAGTACGTTATGGATATTTATATTAACGGATCAGGAACAAGGGCACATAGGGAAACCGTACCACCTCACCCTACATTTGGAACGGGTAACTTTAACCCAGCTAGAATAATAGAAAGCTATTTAGCTAATAACTTTGATTTAGATTTAACAGAGGTAACACAGGCTCCTAGCAGTTGCATTGTGGCTACTATGAAATTTGGGGAGGAGTATGGACTAAGCTCAAGTGGCACGACTGTTTACCCAGACCAGGCACAAGATGATTTAGCCGTATGGAATGGTGTATTTGATTATGAGGATTTTTGTGATTACGAGGAAGGTTGTTATAGGTCTGAGGATGGAAACTCTAAGTTTCTAACTAATGAGCCTGACAATAAAAAGATATACCCAGATGACAATGCTTATGTGTATGCTATAAATCGAACGAGTGGAGATATTTATTACTTCGAGGTGTTTACTCAGGATTCTGGATTAAATCAAATAGGGCACTATAAGATAATTAATAACTACCAAGCTCAATCAAGTAATGATGATAGGATGGTAAGGTGTCCAGCGGGGTGGAACTTAAACGATATAAATAGCGGTGATATAACTGTACTAGATGGCTCACTACCTATAATTACTAGTAGTGTATTTAACTATACTATAAAGTGTATTAAGTTTGATGATACTGAAACGATAGCCCAAAGAACATACGAAACGGATTCTAATTGCGATAGGTTTACAAAGCATAAAATACACTTCTTAAATAAGCTAGGTGGGTATGATTCTTATGTATTTAGTAAGGCTAATAACTTTAAGACTAACATAAAAAGAAGCAACTATAAAAAGAACTTTGGATCGCAAACGGATTCAACTACATTTACTTATAGTCAATCTCAGAGAGGCATATCACAGTTTGATACAAATATAGAGGATGAGATAACTTGTAGAACCGATTGGTTAAGTACTGGCGATATATTATGGTTAGAGGAGTTGGTAACAAGTCCAGATGTTTATGTAGAGCGCAATGGGAATGCGGTCCCAATTATTATTACCGATTCAAGCTATACGAGGCACAATGGTGAAACTGAAAAGATGTTTAGTTTAACTATTACTTATAAGTTTAGTTACAAACGATATAGGCAACGATTATAATGGGTAGAACTAGAATAGAATTACTTACGAGTGGCGACATCGATATGTATGATGATGTATCCGCTCCACTGACCTATGCGGTAGCAGATGTAAGACACCCAGATAAGCGTAATGCCTCTTTTTCTAAAACAATAAAGGTACCAGCAACCAAAGGCAACAATATAAGGTTTGGACATATCTTTGATGTAAACCTAAGTGAAACAACTTACAACCCAAACATAAAAGCACCCTGTACCCTTTACATAGATGATGTACCTCAGCTAAAAGGGTATTTACAAATCTTATCTATTCAGATAAACGATAAGGGTAAAATGGAGTACTCTATATCTATACAGGGGAATGTAGGTAATATCTTTGGAGATTTAGGGGATTCATATTTAGAGGATATAGATTTAAGTGCATTTGACCATACGCTAGATAGGGCAACTCAGGAGGCAGCATGGAATAATGATTTTAACGATGGATATTGCTATCCACTAATAGACTTTGGATACGACAATAATATTAACCAATATAAAGTAGAGCATTTAATACCAAGTGTATTCCTAAGAACTTACATAGATAAGATATTTGAAGATTCTGGATATACTTATACTTCTAACTTTTTCGATAGTGAACGTTTTAGAAACCTATTAATACCTTGTAACACTCAGGAGTTTAAACTAACACAAGCTCAGGAGTTAGCTAGGTTATTTGAGGCTAATCTAAACGCATACGATACAGCCTTCCATAGTTACAGCCCTACAGTTATATCTGGGTGGCAAAGGCTAACAATGGATAACGAGGTAAACGACCCAGCTAATGCATACAACCCAGCGTTATCAGTTTGGACGGTTCCGCAAACTGGGTATTACGATTTAACTAGTACTCATAATCTAAACACAAGCGGGACGATAACATACGGAGCTAGTCCACCTAGCCAGACTATGTTTGCTTTTTTAGGTATTAGGAAGCTCTCTGGCGCTACATATTCAATCTTAGGGTCTACTAACACCTCTTTAAATTCAAGTGCTAAGAACTTTACAGTAAGTGCTACAAATGTATTCTTGCAAGCTGGTGATTTTATCGATGTTTGTATTACGGATAGCTTTGGAGCTAATGCGGTTCCTAACTCACTTTTAATAGAGCAAAATGTAGCTAGTGGAGTATCGTTTAAAAATTCAGCTGGAAATAATGGAGCCTTGCAAGCTGGGGATAGCGTTACTATGAATAACCTTATTCCACGTAAGATAAAACAAAAGGATTTGCTACTAGACATTATTAGAATGTTTGGCCTTTATGTGGAAGTTGACGAAGCTAATGACAAGCATTTATTAATTGACACTAGAGATGATTTTTATGCAAGTGGAAGTATTGTAGATTGGACGTACAAACTAGACAACTCTAAACCATTGGAAGTAAAACCGATGGGAGATTTGCAATTTAAAAACTTTAAATATAGTTATAAATCAGATAAGGACTTTTATAATAAAAAGAGTGAGGAGGATTACAAGTTTCCATACGGTAATAGAGATTATGTGACCGAAAATGAGTTTTTAAAGTCAACGAATGAGACTAAGGTAATGTTTAGCCCTACTCCATTAGTAGCAGATACGGGAGATGATAGAATAATACCAAGAATATACGAGGTAGATAGTAGCAATAATGTAAAAAACAAACCTACTAATATAAGGCTGTTATATCGAGGTGGTAGAATGATAACCACTAAGCCTTATGACTGGGTGGATAGTTCGGCTACAAGCGGTACAATAAGTTATAGTGAGTATTTATATGCTGGACATTTAGATAACCCATCTAGTCCTACGTTTGATTTGTCATTTGCGCCACCTAGAGAGGTGTATTACGATACTAGTGTTTATACAGATGGCAATGTGTTTAATGAGTATCACAGAAAGCATATTGAGGAAATAACGGATAAGGATAGTAAGATAGTTATAGGGTACTTCTATTTAACGCTGTTAGATATTGCTCAGTTAGATTTTAGAAATAAGTTTTATTTTGAAAATCAAAATTGGAGATTAAATAAGATATACGATTACAACCCAATAAGTAGCGAGGTAACTAAATGTGAGTTTATAAAGATTAAAGAGGGCGCACCCTATACGGCTACTACTGGATATATTGGGGATAGCGTTTTACCAGATGGAACATTTTTAGGAGATGATGAGCCTAGCCCTACTACGGTAGATGTAGGTAGGCCACGTAGTACAACTATCCATGGCAATAGTACCACAGGAGGCAACCTAAGAAACGGTATTATAAATGGTAATGATAATGCGGTAGGAGATGGGGAAAACATAGTAATATTAAACTCAAGTGGCTGTACTGTATTAGACGGTTTAGAGAATGTTATATTAATTAATACAAGTGGTACGGTAGTAGACCAGAGCAACACGATTATAATAGGAGGTGTAGACTTTTCTAATATAAGTGAAACGGCTGGAGTATCTGGAGCTAAATACAAACAAGTTGAAATAGATTATAGTGTAGAGGTAGGAGATTCTAGTATTTATGTAGTAACAGATAGCGGAGATGTGAATATAACACTACCAAGCCCTAGCGATATGACATACACTTTTGATGGTGAAACATACAGCTACATAATACATATTACTAAGATTAGAAACGACTCTAATACGGTTTATGTACTGCCTAATGGTAGCGAAACTATTATAGCAGAAAGTAGCTTAGAATTAACGGAACAAGCCGAAAACGTAACACTAGTTACAGACGGTACAAATTATTATGAAAGATAATGACACTATTTAAAATATCCTCAGTAAAATACTCAGACAGTCCAAATATTGATGCGTTTGGAAGGTTAAGAGTATCACAGCTTACTACTCAATTTGATGGTAAACAGATACACGATGCCTTACCATTGTTTTATGAAACTGAAACGAGCGGTACAGGGGCTTCCGCTCACAGTACTACAAATGCAGAAAGTACATTAACTACAGCCGCAAATGCAGATAGGGCAATTATGCAAACTAAGCAACGGTTTAACTATAGCTCTGGTAAATCTGCGCTAGGTATTATGACCTTTAGAAACTTTAATCCAGAGACTAATGTAGCTAAAAGGGTAGGATATTTTAATAGTTCTACAGCGGCTCCGTATACGGCTAGTAGAGATGGTTTTTATTTAGAAACTGATGATACAGATGTAAGTTTTGTGGTGGCTAAGAACGGCACAGAAAATACAATAGCTAGAACTAGTTGGAATATCGATGTTATGGATGGAACTGGAGTAAGTGGAGTAGATTTAGATATGCAAAATGAGGATGGTAATTTAATTTGGTGGTTTCAATATGAGTGGCTTGGAGTAGGAGCAATTACAATGGGCTTTGTTATGAATAGCCAGTTTTATCCAGCTCATAGAATAGACCATATCGGAGGTGATGGTGTTTATATGTCTAGCCCTAACCACTCGCTAAGATATGAAATTATGCAATCTGGGGCGGGTTCGGGTACACTGAGAGCTATTTGTAGTACATTTAGTACAGAGGGAACGGTAGACCAAATAGGTAAGGATGGTGGTATTTCAGATGATGGAACACACTTAAACGCTAATAATACTGCAAATTGGTATTATGCTATTGGATTACAGTTAAACGTAAATAAACTAGATACCTTGGTAGATGTTTTGGGGGCTGAATTAAAGAGCGATACAAATGATGATTTCGAGTGGAGGGTATGTGTCAATCCTACTTATGCCGGTACGGTAACTTACAATACGATTACGGATTACTCTGTAAATTATGGGCTAGGGGCAACCGCTAATACGGTTTCTGCATTTGGGCATATACTAAAGGCTGGATATGGAGTACAAGCGAGTTTAAGGGAGTTTGATTTAAAAACGGCTATAAGATTAGGAGCCTCGCTAGATGGAACTAGTGATGAGATTGTACTAGCGGTAAAACCGCACACAAGTAACTTAGATATTCACAGAGCAATGAACTGGAGGGAATTAACATAATGGCAAATGTAGTAATAACAACAAGCGGAACTCACAGCATGGTAGTGGAATTTAACGACTATTCTAGCCATGTAGATTTATTGACTAAGAAACGCTCATATCGTAGAAGTGATTTAGTAGAGGTGGAGCTTCCTGAAGCTCTTGACCATGTATTGGTAGTGATGAGAGATGTACACGAGCAAAGGCAATGGGAGGTAACTTATGATAGTGCGTATGCGGGAAGTAAGTATTTTATAATAGACTCGGTAGAGGGAACCGCCCCGACTAGTGAAAGCCATCTATTTGATTTATTAACAGCATTAAGAGGCTAACAATGGCAGATGAAGTAGTAAAAAAGATAAGGGTCGAGGTAGACTCTGAAAGCACCCTAAAAGAAGTAAAAGATTTAAGGCAAGAATTTGCAGCTGTAGAGGATAAAATCTTTGAAATGGCTGCTGCTGGTAAGCAGAATACAAACGAGTATAGGCAAGCAACTAAAGAGGCTGCCAGACTAAAGCAAGGTGTAGATAATATAAATGAGAGCTTAGACGATTTAAAGCCAGAGGCTACGTTGGGGGCTTTTGGTAGGCTTGCTACTGGAGCGGCTAGTGGATTTGCAGCGGCTCAAGGTGCAGCGGCTCTATTTGGAGATGAGAGTGAGGAGCTACAAAAAACCCTAGTTAAAGTCCAAGCGGCTATGGCTTTTAGTGAAGGGTTGAAGGGATTAAAAGACTTAGGTAAAGGGTTTAAGATATTAGGTGCGGTAGTTAAAATAAATCCAATATTCTTACTGGCTAGTGTAATAATTGGTATAGGGGTTGCTATTGCAGCTGCTACTAAAAAGTTTAAGTTTCTTAATGATACTTTTACAGCTATAGGGGATGCAATAAGCTGGTTAATACAAGGCTTTAAAGATTTCACAGACTGGATAGGTATTAGTTCATTCGCTTTAGATGAAGCAGCCGAAAAAGAGTTAGAAAATATAACTAAGGTAGGTGATGCATTACAATCTAAGTACGATAGGCAAATTGCACTAGACAAGGCAGCTGGTAAAAGTACCGTAGAAACGGAAAAGATAAAGCAGAGGGCTATTATTGAAACCGCTGTTTTAGAGGCTCGATTAATGGAAGAGGCTCTCAAGAGAAATGGAGAGCTAACAGAAGAGGAAACAGAGAGGCTAGACGAGTTATTAAAAATAGTAGCAGATGCTAAACTACAAATCGATGTTTTAGATATTCAAGAAACTACCAAAAAGAAAGCACAATTAGCACAACAAACTAAAGATAGAAAGGCAGAGCATAAAAAGCAACAAGATGAGGAGAGGGCACATCAAGAGGAGCTGCAAAGGATTTGGAATTTAGCACAAGCTGAGTTATTAGGGCAAAAGTTAGAGGCTGAGGAGGCTGATAAGGCTAAAAAAGAAGAGGAAGCGATTGAGGCGGCTTTAGAATTAAATGAGGAAATACAAACTGAAGAGGAAACGGCTGAAAAGAAAAAGCGAATAGCGGAGAGATTAGCCGACTTTAAAAAGAGGTTAAGGCAAATAGAGTTAGAGGAGTCTTTAGCCTCTGCGGAACAAGGTAATGCAGCTATAGCTGGACTGGCTAATGCACTATTTGAAACTCAGTTAAATCTAGCACAAGGTAACGAAAAGAAAGAGTTAGAAATACGTAAAAGACAATTTAAAGCTAATAAGGCTTTTGGTATTGTTGATGCAACTATAACGGGAATTAGAGCGGTACAGCAAGCTCTAGCTAATCCATATCCATTAAATATCGTTTTAGCTGCGATAAGTGGGGCGGCTGCGGCTGCTAATGTAGCTAAGATTGCTAGTCAAAGATTTGATGGAGGCGGTTCTGCTGGTGGGGGCGGTTCGGTAGGTGGCTCTATCGGTGGCAGTATCCAGGCTCCAAGAGTACAAGCTCCTACACAGGGTGGTACTCAATTAGATGAGAATGGTCAAATAATAGAGGATGGTATAAAAGATGCTCCACCCGTTAAGGCTGTGGTAGTAGAAACGGATATAACTAGTACTCAAAACTCAGTAGGACAAATACAAGACAAGGCTACTCTATAGATTGTACAATATCCATATTTTATATGTATAAGTATGGAGAAAGACAATAAGATTCCAGTTTACACTCTAGTCCTTAAAGATGATGCAGAGGAAAGCGGTGTAAATTATGTAGCCCTAGTAGATAGCCCAGCTATCGAATTAAACTGGCTAAAATTCAATAAGCAACTTAAATTCAAAGCTGACCCAGATCGTAAGATTATTACGGGATGTTTGATGGTAGCAGACTTACCAATTTATCGTAGGTCTTCTAGTATGGGTGAATTTTATGTGGTTTTCACAAAAGACCAAATAGAGATGATGGCTCAGAAGTTTATGAAACAGGGCTTTCAATCAAATGTAAACCTAATGCATGAGGAAAGTCAAGTAGTGGACGGGGTTACAATGTTTGAAAGTTTTATAGTAGATTCTGAGAGAGGTGTAAAGGCTCCCGCTGGATTTGAAGAAATATCTGAGGGTTCTTGGTTTGGAAGTTATAAGGTAGAAAATGATAAGGTGTGGACCGCAATAAAAGAGGGGGAGTTTTTAGGGTTTTCAGTTGAAGGGATGTTTGACCTTGTACCACAAGAGCAAATGTTAGAAAAAGAGATTATTGATATAATCAAAGAGATACACCCAGAAGCCTAAATCGTACACTACACAAAATAATATATTAATAATTAAAATACTTTCAAAATGAAATTAAGCGAAGCAATCGACAAATTAAAGGGAGTGGTAGAAAAGTTTGAAACTACTAACAAAGCTCCAGAGGCTCCAGAGGCTAATGATGAAAATAAAGATATTCAAGAAACTCCAGCTGAGGAAAAGCATGAGTTTGAGACGGCTAAACTAAATGATGGCGTAACTATCGTAGAGTGGGAAGGTGAGTTAATGACTGGAACTATAGTATTTGTAGTATCTGAGGAAGGCAAATTACCACTTCCAGAGGGTCAATATGTTTTAGAGGATGGAACTACTTTTAATATTGTGGATGAAAATGGGGCAGCGGATAACGTGGTTAAAGGTGAAGCACCAGCTGAGGAAGCTCCAGCGGCAACTCCAGCAGACGAGGAAGTAGATCAAGAGCAAATGAACCCTAAGCGAGTTATCGAGAGCGTAACTAAAGAGCAAGTTTTCGAGATTGTAGAGGCTGAGGTGAAGAAAGTTACAGAGGCATTTGAAACTAAATTAGCTGAGGTTAATGAAAAGTTTGAAACTGCTACTAAAGAGAATGAAACTTTAAAAGAGGATTTCGAGAAAGTAACTAAAGAAAATAAAGAGCTAGTTGAAGTAGCTAAGGCGGTGCTAGATGCTCCAGTAGAAAATGGACTAGAAACTAGTAAAAAGGAAAAGTTCAGCGTTGAAAAACAGCGTAAGACTTTCAGAGAGAGCTTAGAAGAACTAGAGGCACAAAGAACAAAAGAAAATTTATCATAATAATAACTTAAAAAAGAAACTAAAATGAGTGGTTTTACAGTAACAGGCTTAACAGATTACGTTCGTGAGAATGCGGATGACATCTTAACAGCTTCAATCTTGCAAGCACAAACGTTAAAGGTTCCTGGTCTTAGTATTCAATCTGGGATTAAGAACGCTGACAAATTGATGCTTTTATCAAACACAGCACCTTTTCAAACTGGAGGTACTTGTGCATTTAATGCTTCTGGTTCTACGGAATTTACAAACAGAACATTAACAGTATCTAAATTAAAATGGAACGATGTATTTTGTCCAGAAGATTTAGAAAGCAAATACACATCTACTAAATTAGTAGCTGGTTCAAATTACGATTCTATGCCGTTTGAGGCTCTAATTATGAAGCAAGTAACAGACAACATTGCTGCTAACTTAGAGAAAACTATCTGGCAAGGTGACACTACAAATCATGTATTTGACCCTAACTTAAAGCAATTTAACGGATGGTTAACTTATATCGATGCAGCTAGTCCAGTTTACGCAACTGCTACAGCGGGAACTACAACTGGTAACATTATCGGTATTATGGATGAGATTTACGAATTAATTCCAGCAGAATTGTTAAACAATTCAGAAAAACCAATGATTGCATTTATGGGGTGGGATAACTTCAGAACTTTATTGATTGCTGAAAAAGCTTCTAACAAGTTCCATTTCGACCCAGGAAACGCTCACGCAACTGGGGAGTATACTATGCCAGGTTCAGGGTTAAAAGTTAAAGCGGTAAATGGATTAAACAACATTTCTGGTACAACTTCTGCCTTTAAAGATAGAATTGTTTGTACTTACGCTGCTAACTTGTTTTACGGAACTGATTTAGCTAATGAGTATGAGGAAGCTAAATTGTGGTACTCAATGGATGACCAAAATGTAAAAGGTTCAATCAAGTGGAAGTCTGGTTGTCAAATTGCATACGGTTCTGAAATCGTAACATACAAAAATTCGTAATTAATTAATAACTAAGAGAGGGCTTCGGCTCTCTCTTTATAACACTTTATAATATGGCATGTACTGCAATAGTTCAAGGATATGAACATGACTGTTTAGATTCTCTAGGGGGTATCAAAGAGCTTTATGTAACAGAGTTCGAGAATGTACCACAAGCGAATATAACAGCGAGTTCGGGAACAATTTCAGCTATGAGTACATCTGGAAGTGAGAAGTTCTATACTTTACAAGTAAGAAAAAAAACGGCTCAAGTTACACAAGCGATTGTAACTAGCCCAGAAAATGGAACGCAATTTATTGAGCAAACTGTAACATTTAATCTACACAAAATGACTGCGGCTTTACGATATACAGTAGAGTCACTAGCTAAGAATAGATTAATGATTATAGCTAAAGATAATAACGATAAAATATACTTGCTAGGTCAAACTACAGGTTTAGATGCTGGAGACACTACAGGTGATAGCGGAAAAGCTTTTGGAGACTTAAACGGCTACACTTTGACATTCAAAGGAATGGAACCAGAGCAAGCAAGTTATATGGCTCAATCGATTTTAGATTCTCTCCTAGTATAATTCATAGTTTTTATTGGTTTAAGAGGGTAGTTAATAGCTACCCTTTTTTTGTACAAAAACGCTAAATCAATATATATAATAAATGATTGTTATAAACAAAGATACGAATAGCACTATCGTTTTGACTCTTACTGAGAATGTAACGCTATCTAGCCCTACGTTCTTATTTAGGCTTACTAGCGATGTAACTAGACAAAGCGTTAATTTTATAGCAAGTGATTTAAGTTCTAATACTTGTAGGTATAACGAGTTTTTGATTACCGAAACGGATGGAACGGAGATTTTGACGAGTGGAACGGTAACACTAGACCCAGAGGGGCAATGGACATACGAGGTATTTGAGCAAACCAGTACAACTAATTTAGACGTAGCAAACGTAGATAACAGCACTCCATTAGAGACTGGAATAGTGTTAGTAAAAGGCACTAAAACGACATATACTAAGCACACAGGAATAGACAAGACTATTATAGTGCATAAAGTAACATAGATGAAAGAGCAAAATATATCGGTACTTAAATTTGAGAATCACAAGGTTCCTGAGTTTAAAGAGGTTAAGAATAAGGATTGGGTTTATTATGGTGAAAATAACCTTTACCCAGAGTACTTAATCGAACTAAGTCAAAGAAGTGCAAAGCATAACGCTATTATAAACGGTAAAGTAAACTATATCTATGGAGGTGGATTAGTAGCAAATACTAAGGGTGTTTCATTGGAGGCTAGGGCAAAGGCTAATAAATTAATTAAGGAGTTTGAAAAGGACGGTTTTTTAAGACGTGCTATAAACGATTTAGAGCTGTTTAACGGCTTTTATATCCAACCAATATACAACAAGGCTCTAACAAAGATAGTTAAACTAGAGTACGTTCCTTTTGCTAAAATAAGAACTAATGCAGATGAGGATGAGTTCTATTATTCTAACAACTGGAAAGAAAGAAATCAAAGCGAGGAGAAAACTGGCTTTAAGGTATTGACTCCATTCGACCCCGACAAAAAGAGTAAAAATCAAATCTTCTATTATAAGATATTAGGCCCTAAAAATTCTAAGGATAAAAATGTATATCCAGTACCAGAATATATTGGAGCTACCGCAGCTATTGAAACGGATATTGAGATAGCTAACTACCACTTAAATAATATTAAGACTGGTTTTAGTGTGGGTACTATTATTAATTTTAATAATGGAGTGCCAGAGGAGGGTGCTAAGGCAGATATTGAAAAGAGCATTAAAAAGAAGTTCCAAGGAACTGATAAGGCTGGTAGTGTAGCTATTACATTTAACGATAGTTCAGAAAACGCTCCATCAATTACTAGCTTTGCTCCAAGTGATTTAGATAAGCAATTTATTGAGATTTCCAAAAGAGTAGAACAAGATATTTTTACAGGTCATAAGATCACTTCTCCAATGTTATTCGGAGTAAAAACTGAGGGGCAATTAGGAGGTAGAACTGAGATAATAGATGCTTTTGAGTTATTTCAAAATACTTATACTGAGATACGCCAAAACATGGTGGAGGATGTAGTAAATATGTTCGCTGATTTATTCGGAGTAGCTACAAGAATAGAATTAAAGAGAGTACAAGCGGTACAAAATAATATACCAGATGCTACACTACAAAGAGTATACGATTCTTACCCAGTAGACCAATTAGCTGAGATGGCTGGACTGCCAGCGGCTAGAAAATCTACACCCGTTCAAATGGATTCAGATAAAGATGATATTTTCGAGGTGTTATGGGAGAGAGAGTTTAAAGGGCAATCGGATGCAGAGTGTTTAAGCGACTTCAACTCTATGAGGTTTGATAGTGAGCTAACAGCTAATCAAAAGGCTATCATAGACCTATTAAGTAAAGACCCATTAATGCCTAGCGAGGGTATTGCGAAGGCTCTAGGCTCCACTACTCCAGAGGTCAATAAAATGATTGACGAGCTAAGAGAAAAGGGATATTTGGGAAAGACTAAACCCACTAAGAAGGGTGAAAAGGTAGTGGATGATGAAGGATCTAAAACCGATTTATTCGAGATAAGATACAAATACGACTGGAGGCCAAATGTAGCACCAGATAATAATAGCAGGGATTTTTGTGATGATATGCTAAGGCGAACATCTAGGCAAACTGGATGGATGAAAAGAACGGAAATAGATAGCTTAAACAATGGTCAAGGCTTAGGGGTTTGGGAAAGTAGGGGAGGGTTTTGGAATAGAAACGGAACACCAGTTCCATTTTGTAGGCATATTTGGAAACAAATGGTAGTTAAAAGAAAGAGATAATGGCAAACGTAATATTTATAGGTGAAAAGTATATCAAGGATACGTCATACATTGATGAGAATGTAGATATAGACTTGTTAACAAATTGTATATTAGAAACTCAGGATTTTAGGGTGCTACCGATAATAGGAACGGGTTTATATGATGAGTTAAAAGACCAAATAACTAATAGCACACTAACAGCGCTAAACACTACACTACTAAATACATATATTGCACCAGCTTTAAAATATTGGGTGCTACATGATGGAGCTTTAATACTTTCTTATAAAGTAATGAATAAGAACATCGTAAAAAGGGATTCTGAAAACTCAGACTCTTTACAGTTAGATGAGCTAGATAGGCTAATGGATTACTTTAAGGTAAGAGCTGAATTTTATAGTGAAAGAATAACCAGGTATCTAGTAGAGAATGAAACCGACTACCCGTTATATAGTGATGCTGGGGATGGATTCGATACAGTCCACCCTAAAAAGAACAACTATACACAAGGTTTATATTTAGGTCAAACAAAAGTACGCAAGGGCTTAGATATAGATTATGGTAGACTAGAATATTAATATGAGTAAAGCTGGCAGAATAAGTAAAAAAGTAGAAAAAAAAGTAAGAGAGTACTTTGAAAATTTAGATAATGGCAAACAGAACGACTCTAAACAATGTAATAACAAATCTAAGGGCGATAGCAGATGCTCACAAGCA